TGTTCAAAAGGCAAAAGGGAGAGTCTTACAAAGACAAAACGAAAAGGAAACCAAGCCAAATGATTAAAGACGAAAACTATTATGTAATCCATGGGTGGATGCGAAATAGACTCGGATTAAACGGAAACAAACTAATTGTTTATGCGATATTATACGGCTTTTCACAAGATGGCGAAAGCGAATTTAGGGGAAGCGTTGAATACATAACCGAATTCACGGGTGCGGGCGAAAAAACAATTAGGAACACGCTTAACGCATTGGTTGGTGCTGGACTTGTTAAAAAGGTTGACCGAAACAAAGAAAAGGGCGAGACAAACGGTTATGTTTGCATTCCTCTTGACGAAGTTTTGGGGGTCGGTAAAAATTACCACCCCCCTTGGCAAAAATTACCGACGGGGGTGGTAAAAAATACCACCGGGGGTAGGCAAAATTTACCACCAATAATTAATTTAAATAAAGAATCTTATAAAGAATTTAATATAGAAGTAAGTAAGAAAGAAAGTAAGAATTTAAATATAAATAAAAACTTACAATCTTACGACGAGCTTCTTGACGATTTTGGTGTTTTTGGAGAATACCGAGAAGCCATGTTTAGATTTATTGGACACCTTAAGGTTAATCACGAAGTCGTGATGCTTAATAATAGACTTCAAGATTTGGTTGTCAAACTTGATATGCGTTATAGCAAAGATTACGAAAAGGCAAGTGCCTTGGACGATGCAATTGCCCATAACTATAAATTCTTGGAGTGTGAAACAGCATGAAGAACTTTTTTGTGATAGACCAGCAACTTCCTTCTTTGAATGAGTATGTAAACAAATGCAGAACACACAGCATTAAAGGTGCGCAATTTAAAGAAGAAGTTGAGCAACAAATCTGGCTTTATATTTTAAGAGCATTATCAACCAAAACATTAAGGCGAGTTAACAATTACCCAGTGCAAATTTATATTGTATGGCACGAAAAAGATTATAAGCGAGATGTTGACAATATAAAATCCGCCGCCAAGTTTATTTTAGACACTATGGTTAAAACAAAAATTATCAAGGACGACGGGAGAAAATATGTCTCCCAAGTCTACGATTTAGTTGTAGACGATACTAAAACGAAAGTTGTCGTTGAAATTTTAGAAAAGGAGAACCCATGAACAAAGTTATTTTAGTCGGGAACCTAACCAAGGACCCGGAGTTAAGCGAAACACCAAGCGGTGTTGCTGTTTGTAAATTTTCACTTGCAGTTTCAAGAGACTATACCAATGCAGAAGGAAATAGAGACACGGACTTTTTCAATATTACCGTCTGGCGTGGTAGGGCCGAGAACTGTGGCAAGTATTTAAAGAAAGGCAACAAGGTTGCAATCGTCGGAAGCCTTCAAACCCGTTCTTACGAAGACAAGGACGGAATTAAAAGAAATGTGACCGATATTATTGCGAGCGAAGTTGAATTTTTAACACCTAAACAGCAAGCGAACCAAGACGAAGAGTCGGTTGTTTCAGTGACAAGGCAACGCCCACAACTTGAAGCAATAGACGACAACCAATTACCATTTTAATGGAAAGGAGCGAATAAGGTGGAACAATGGAAAGACATTCAAGGCTACGAACACGAATATCAAATTTCTAACAAAGGGCAAGTGAAAAGTCTAAAAACATGCATTATGTTAAAACCAATGACTTGCACCAATGGATATTTGGTGGCTTGTTTGTGGAAAGATGGAAAGCAGAAAAAATTTTTAATTCATAGACTTGTTGCTATTCATTTTTTAGATAATCCAGCACAACTTGAAGATGTCAATCATAAAGACGAGTGCAAAACAAACAACAAAGTTGAAAATTTAGAGTGGGTTTCGCATTGCAATAACATGAACTATGGAAATGTTCGCAAAAAAATTTCTTCTTCAAATGCTGGAAGAATAGCAAACAATAGGAAACTATCAATCAACCAAATAAAGCAAATAAGGAAATTGATAGAGCAAAAAACGAGATATAAGGAGATAGCAAAGAAAATGAAAGTTAGTGTGACAACGGTTCAAAGAATCGCAAGTAGAGTTTATTACAAGGAGGTGGCGTAATGTTTGAGAAGGTTAATCCATCACATGTTGACAAAATAGCCGATAGGATTGCCGGTGCAATAGTTGACCTTGCATACAAGAAAGAGCAAAACCCAAAAGTAGCGGTTGAAGTTCTTATCGGTCACGGCATTTGTCATGTGATAACAGAAACATCGGTTCACTTTGAAATTGCCGAAATTAAGGCGATAATTTGGCGTATAGCGGGCAAAGTCAAGGTTGACTATAAAGAACACAAGCAAGACGAACACTTGGCACAAAACCAAAAAGAAAAGGTTAGGTGTGGCGATAACGGTATATTCAAAGGAATGCCGACGACAGAAGAACAGAAGAAGCTTTCAAGGGTGGCACGAAAAATCTACGACTTGTTTCCCTACGACGGCAAATACATACTTAACAAGGGCAAAACGACTATTTGTCAAAGCATGGCAGATAGCAAAGTGTTAGCCGCAATATTTCCAAAGGCACTTATAAACCCACTTGGAGAGTGGACCGGGGGAATAAATGTTGACACCGGTGCCACAAATAGGAAACTTGGCTCTGACATGGGCGACGCTGTGACCGGTGGTGGACTCCACGGCAAAGACCTTTCAAAGGCAGATGTAAGTGTTAATATTTATGCGCATCTTAAAGCGCAAAAGACCGGGTGCGAAGTTAAACTTTGTTGCGCCATTGGAGACGAGACTATTGACAACAAATCCTATAACGAGATTGTTGCTATCGCAAAGGACTACATAAACCAACTTGGGGGATTTGAAAAGCTCGCCGAGTGGGGCTTAATATGAAGCCCATCAGAAAATACTTTATAACTTTTCGTGACGGAGAAAACTTTGGTAAATTCGTTATCGTGTATGCGCCTAACGAAGACGATGCGTTTAGGATGGCGTGCAACGAGTTCGGGGCAAGCTATGTTTCAAATGTTTATACGGAATTTAATTGGCAAAGAAAATACACAAAGCATTTGACCTTCCTTAAAGAACTAAACAACGAAGATTATCAAAAGTATATACAACGACGAAGTTATAAAAGCAGTTAATATGAAAAACCAAATAATTTTGCAAATGGTTCTGGACCTTTTAACCAATAGCATTCTTCAAGCAAAGTTTTTTTCTAAAAAATACGGAATTTGCACAAGAACGGTTTATAGGTATTTGCAAGAAATAGAGCTTATTATCCCACTAACCGTCACGGGGGGGGGTAAAAGGTGGATTTAGAATTTTACCAGAATATAAAAAAGAAATTAAAAAACTTATAAAGGAATAAAACACATGGATATTAATGTTAAAAAAGAAATTTTAGAACATCTTAACATAATTCAAAATTTAATAAACGAAGCACCCGTCACTAAAAGCGACGAACCAGAAACAAGGCAACCAAGAGAAATTGCCCTAAAAGACATGGCGCAAGGCTCCGTGTTTGTGTTTAAAGACAAAGAGTTTATAAAGCTCGGAGAAGAACAAGGTGGAGTTCTTTGCATAACAAGAGACTTCTGGGGAAAAGAACAAGAATTTGGCGAAGATGCAAACTATAAAACATCAAAGATTAAGGATTTGCTTGAAAAAGAGTTCTGGGACAACAAAGAAGATAAGGCGATTCTAAACTACACAATGGACTTAACTTCAAACAATGGCGACGATGTTCTTGGAAGCTACACTTCAAACATTGGCTTGCTTACTTGCGACCTTGTTAGAAAATATTACAAAGTTATTCCAAGATATAAAGATTGGTGGTGGACTTGCACGCCTTGGGGTTATTCCACTCTTGCCGGTTATGTTTGCCATGTCGGTTCTTCGGGTGTATTGAGCTACAGCAACGCTTACAGCGGCAACGGCGTCGTTCCCGCTTGCATACTTGACGGGCAAACACTAATCAGTTGCGATAGCAACTGCAAATAAAGGTGTCTAACAATGAACGAATTTAGTTTGTTTGACCTTCTCCCTAACGCAGAAGAGTTTAAGCCTAAAAAGGCAACCGACTGGAAATGGACAATGGCTACCGATTATCCACCAAAAAATGGGTTAAAAGTTTTCAGTTGTTTTGCTTGCGGGGGGGGGTCAACTATGGGCTACAAATTAGCCGGGTGCGATGTAATAGGGTGTTGCGAAATAGACAAGCGCATGAACGATGTTTATATCGCAAACCACCACCCAAAACTTAACTTTCTTATGGACATAAGAGAGTTTAACAAGCAAAAGGATTTACCGGAAGAACTATTTGAACTTGATATTTTAGATAGTTCTCCACCATGTAGCACTTTCTCAATGGCTGGTTCCAGAGAAGAAGCGTGGGGAGTTGAAAAGAAATTTAGGGAAGGGCAAACGGCCCAAACGCTTGACGATTTGCTGTTCGTTTCACTTGAAACGGTAAACAAATTAAAACCCAAAGTTTTTATTATGGAGAATGTGGAAGGGTTAATCCTTGGCAACGCTTGGAAGTATGTTCGTAAAATATACGAGACTTGCAACAAGATAGGGTATAAAGCCAATCACTATTTGCTAAAAGGCGAGAAGATGGGAATTCCACAATCAAGGCATAGAGTTGTTTTCGTGGGTGTTCGCAATGATATAGATTTCAATTTTGATAAGGTAGATATGACCTTCAACTATGAGCCTATACCTTACGGGACCTATAAAACCAAGGAAGAGAAAATTGCAAAAGGCAAGATGCACGATGCAATTATTCAAGCAAAGCCAAACGAGAGCGTTGACGAAGTTATGTTTAGGGTTTATGGCAACCATAGTGGCATAACGCACCGAATTGTTCGTGAAAACGAAGTTTACCCAACGCAAACGGCTGGGCATGGCGATATTTGGACCGTTAGCGGAAACCATCCAAGCGACATGGATGTATTACATAGCCAGACCTTCCCGGAAGACTACGACTTTGGAAGAGAAAAAAGCGAATACATTTGTGGCATGAGCGTTCCCCCGGTAATGATAAAAAGGTTAATGGACAAGTTGATAGAAAGTGGCTTGTTTGATTACAAATTAAAAAAGCAAAAGAAGGTGTAAAAATGAAATCAGTTTTAATGAGTATTAGAGCGATACACAATCACAATATTGAAAGTGGATTAAAAAAGGCAGAGTTAAGAACAAAAGCTCCGAATTTAGAAACCCCGTTTAAGGTATATACCTACGAAAGCGGCATTGATGGGCGACACAAAGTAGTAAACGAGTGGGTTTGCAACAATATAAAAACATGGCGCATGTGCATGGGAATACCGGCTCATTTAAGTAGTGTCGCTTGCGTGTCAAACGAATATATTTGGGATTATTGTGCAAGGGGTAAAAAAGAAATTTATGAAATGCAAATATCCGATTTGAAGATATACGACAAGCCAAAGGATTTAAGCGAGTTTAAAAGAGCGGGATATCTTACTGAAAACGAGTGGCTTGCATATCTATACCCAAACACTCATTGTCACTATGATGCGTGGGTAAAAAAGTTTAACATTGACGGCCCACCGCAAAACTGGTGTTATGTAAAAAGCTTGTTCGAGTGAGTTTGTATGGAAAGAGAACCAAACACGATTTATGTTGCAAGCATTAGCCATGGCAAAGATAGTATTGCAATGCTTGAGGCAATAAAGAAATTAGGATATCCGTTAGATAGGATAATATCTGTTCAAGTTTGGGCTACCGACACAATACCCGCCGACCTACCCGAAATGTATGAATGGAAAAAACATGCAGACGAAATCATTTATAAACGATACGGTGTGAAGGTTGAATATGTAAGTGCAACAATCGGGGGGGGTGCTTTCTTACCAGCAATTATTCTACAGCGAATTACAAAATGGAAAGTTCGCCGGGGCAATCAAAGGTTTCCCACTCACAAAAGGAAGTTGGTGCAAAAAGCTCAAATACGAATTTGTTGACTTACGAGAGTTTGTTTTATTCGGACATATTGAAGGGGTGGCAGAAAGTAGGCAACAAGGGAAACCGTTGTTCGAGTATGTTGAAAAGCAACCTTTTTCAGCCTTGCCCGATTGTGCTACGGGCAACGATATAAATATAGTACAGTATTTAGGGATTGCAGCCGACGAACCGGAAAGGATAAAAAAGCACATAAACCGAAAGGGAATCGTTTTGCCGTTGGTGGATATGGGTTGGGAAGAAGATTATTGTGGCTTGTGGTGTTCCTACACCGACTTGCTGTCGCCTTCCTACATAGACGGAACTCGTGATGGTTGTTGGTTCTGCCACAACCAAGGCGTGGAACAATTAAGAAACTTACGGCGCAAACACCCGGAGTTGTGGAAAATATTATTAAAGTGGGACAAGGATAGCCCCGTGTCGTTCAAGGGCGACGGGCACACCGTCCACGACTACGACAAAAGGTTTGAAATGGAAGACAATGGAATTATAAAAATAGACGAGCCATTCTTCTGGAAATATCTTACAACACCACCCATAAGGCAGTTAAATTTATTTGATTTTATAGAAAGAGGATGTGTTTAAATGGGTAGAATACAAAAATTTTATTGCGATAGATGTGGAAAGGAATTTGAAGTTATAAATAACAAGCAACTTTCCGACAAAAGTGCACGAATAGACTTATACGAAATCGGGCGACAGAGAACTTGCCCAAGTCAACGCATAGACCTTTGCGAAGACTGCTATCAAGAATTTATAAACTTTTTAGAAAGGTCAAATTGATATTATGATATCACTATTAATAAGGAGAAAAAAGACATGAACGAAGGAATTAAACCTTGCCCATCGTGTGGCAAGACAAAAATTAGAATAGAAGCTGTGACTATTAGGGAAGATATAATTCAACACACCAACCATTATCGGATAGAGTTTTGTTGTCAAGACTGTGGATTAGTAAAGCCAGTGTCCGTGAGTGCAGACACTTACAGCGAAGCTGTTGAAGAAGCTTTGAAACTATGGAACAAGGAGGCAAGCATAGGTGGATAAAGAATTAAAATGCCCAAATTGTGGAGCCGTTGGAACGCTGGTCTTTCAAAGCATGCAGCAATGTGCTTACGAACACAAGGTTCTTAAAAACGGGAGAATAAGCAAAAGAAAAAAGTTCGTCCATATAGGTCCAGAAGAGTGGCACATGCTTCGTTGCGAAAAATGTTGTTCGTGCTGGACGGATACCGACACAGAAGGCGGATTTGAAACAACGGAAAACGGAGTTGTTTTTCAAGAAGAAAAGGAAGATTGTCGCAACACGAGGAGAAAATTATGAAAGACTATAAAAGAATTACAGAATGGAAGGAAGAGTGGGATGCGTGGGTTGCAGATGCCACTAAAAGCGAACTTATAAAATATCTTGCAGAACTCGAAGACAAGATGGAGCAAGGGGAACTTGTAAGTAAGGATTGGCACGACGAACAGATAGCTCATGCCGAAAATACGATAAAAGAATACCAAGAAAAATTTGAAAACGGAAAGGCTTTTGAATTGCCTTGCAATGTTGGAGATATCGTGTGGTTTATAAACACGAGAGCAACACTCTTATTGGCAGAAAACACCGTTTACGAAGGTCGTGTTGTGAGGTTTCATGTGTTGAATTTCCCTAAACCTAACGGAACGAGTGTTTGTGCAGATATTCAAATAAGAAACAAACAAGGAACGACAGAGTTCCCCGATGTAAAAGACTTTGGCAAGATTTGGTTCTTAAGCAAAAAAGAAGCCGACGCAAGGCTTGAAGAGATAAAGAAGGGGGACAACGAAAATGCAATTAACACTTGGCAGTAGACATAGTGGAAAAACGCTTGAACTAATAAAGCAATCTGCTGAAAGAGGCGTTTACATACTTGTAAAAAATAGGCAAAGAGCCTTGGAACTATCACGACAAGCAAAAAGCCTTGGATACAACATCCCGTTTCCTATAACGGTAAAAGAAGTGGTTAGCAGTAGCACAAAGTTCCACGGTTCTTGCATTAGAAAAGATGGAATCTACATTGACGACGCAGAAGATGTTTTGAAAGAATTTGTTAACCCCATTAAGGTTCATAGTATAACTTTGACGGTTGACGAAAAAACAAAGTGGCTAAATGCAAACCCAAAAATCAAAGAAGAGCACACTTGTGACAACTGCACGAACAAGTTTCTTTGCCCTAACGCCAACATGAACGGTGCTTGTATGGGGTGGGGAGAAAGGGAAGTGTTTATAGGGTTAGTAAAACTATGTTTTGGCATGCAATTACATCCAGAACTTATTGACGAAGCCTTTAAGCATGTGGAGAAAATTCAAGGAGAGAGAAAGAAAGATGGTTGACAGAATAGAGGCGACGGAAAAGTTTTTGACCGATAAGCTCAAAAAACACCCAAAAGAAGCAATAATTAAAGCACTCTTTTCGTTCAACGATTACACGACAATTGACCGAATGTGCCATCAATTAGAGCTGCAACGGTTAATAGAAAAAACAAGGCTGAAGAAGAGAGAATGGATAAAATTATTAAAGAAACAAAGGAAGCCATCAAAGAATACAACGAACTGGTTGCAAAGGTCAACAAGGTTGGAATTGCGGAAGTTCAAACGAAAGACATTAAACGGATGCATGAACTATTACAAATTATAAGGAGAACAAAATGAAAATTTACATAAGTGGTTCAATAACCAAAAACGAAAAAGCAGAAGCACAATTTGAAAGGGCCGAGAAGTGGCTAAAAGAAAACGGCCACCAACCAATTAACCCATTAAAGGTTGGTAAACCCCTAAACGAAATCCTTTCGCATGAAGAGTATATGAAACTCTCTTTCACGCTTATAGATATTGCTGACGGCGTGTATTTGCTTGATGGGTGGCAAAGTAGCGAAGGGGCAAAAGCCGAACTTTCTTATGCAAAAGCAACCGGCAAAGCAATTAAGTTTGAAAACAAACAATGGAAATTCAAAAGAGCGTTAACGCCTTGTGGCGAATAAAAAACAAAGGAGCAATTATGAACAAAGTTTATTTACAAGGAAAATACATGGACGGAAAATTTTACACCAGAAGAACATCTGGAACGGTTGACGAAATCCCGGTGGAACAACCCATTGAGCTCGTTGATGGGGGTTTCTACAAATGCGAAGCTATACTCGTGACTAAAAATGTTAGCGTTGAGAAAAAGCGATGCAAAAAGCACATGGTTAGGATACTAACTGCTCAAAAACTTGCGCCACAAGAGTTTGATGGCTACATAAACGAATTGGAAGTTGACGGGTTCTTGGTTCAAAAGTGCGAAGTAAGAACCACGCCGTTTGGTAGAACCATTATTGATTTTACAATTGCAATAAACAACGAAAGCGGGGTTTCTTATTATCCATCGTGTATTGCGTGGGGTGGCGCAGCGCATTTCGTTTCTGCCTTTCGCATTGGGACTCATATAAAACTTAAAGGAAGATTCCAAAGCCGAGAATACTGCAAAATGGTTGGGGACAAGCCGGAGACAAGAACGGCCTATGAAATATGTTGTTCTGGCGTGGTTGCGCATGGCAAGGAGAACTATTATGGGAAAGAATAAGAAAAGATACAACCCTTTAAAAGAGTGTAAAAACTATGCTGTTCAATGTGGAATAGCAAACAACTGCAACAATTGTAAAAGCCGTGTAATGGGCGTTCTTTTTGACAAGAACACCAACACGAAGCGTGAAGGCGTGGTTCGTTGCAAGAAAGGGTTAGACATAAGAGACCACGCCCACAAGGGCGATTGCTTCGAGTGTAGGCAAGAAGGCACTTTGCAGTGTAAAAGAGATTAGTTTACACGCCGGGGAGAAAGACTACCCCAAATATTAAAGGACTCCATCTAAAATGGAAAAGAAAACCAAAATCGCATTGGAAACAATGTTTCGCAACTACAAGAAAAATAAAGAAACTTTAATTAAGCAAGAAGGGTTAAAAGATTTAATATCAAGACAAGTGTCGGGAACGGACTATGGGAAGGTTCTTGTGCAATCTTCCCCCAAAAACAATCTTGAAGAAGGAATTATTAAGGTTGTTGACGACATGGAGCGTGTGGCTCGTTGGGTTAAGGTTGTTGACTACACCCTTATAAAATACCGTGGAGAACACAAAGACAAGCTAATAGAATGCTTATATTTTAAGTGTTTTAGTATTACCAAAACAGCACGAGTTTTACATATAGACCGACGCACCATTTTTAGATGGAAAGACGAAATTTTAATAAGCGCAGAAATGTTTGCAAAAGACTTACGAATTTTGAGATAAAAGGTGGTGACAAAAATTGACACTTTTTAGTCAAAATTATGTGGTATAATGATATCATTAAAAGAGCGTTCAAATCGCCCAAGGAGAAAAGCGACACTAATTGGAGAAAGTCGCAACTGGCGGCGGTTAAACAACAAAAAAGACACCGAGTTGTTTGCGGTGTTTTTTCTTTTACCCCCTTAAACGGCGGCGGCCCCATTAGGAGTCGCCACTACGAATATTATTATACACAACACTATATGCGAGTGTATATTTATATAAAAATAATTAAAGGAAGATATTATGGCAGAGAAAAACAATCGTCCAGAACTTGTTTACATAAAAACATCGGACCTAAAACTTAATCCAAACAACCCAAGGAAAAACGACAAAGCCGTTCCGTCTGTCATGTTATCCATTCAAAAATACGGAATTAAACAAGCCTTTGTGTGCAACACGGATTATGTTGTTTATTGTGGCAATACAAGACTAAAAGCAGCAAGGAAGCTTGGAATTAAAGAATTGCCTTGCATTGTGGCTGACGATTTAACGCCGGAAGAGATAAGGGAATACGCCATCATTGATAACAAGACATCGGAGATTGCCGAGTGGGACGACGAATTATTAAGCGCAGAGCTTGAAGAGTTGGAAGGCATAAAAGAGTTTGGAATTGATTTTGAACTTCAAAAGGTTATGACACCGGAAGACGACACAAGCGTTATAGAAGACGAGCCACCAGCTGTTGAAAAGGAAAACCCACCAATGGCACAACCGGGCGACATTTGGCTTTTAGGGGCTCATTCATTGATATGTGGAGATAGCACCCAAGAAGATACTTATAAGCGATTATTGGGTGGCGGGAAAGTCAACCTTCTAATAACAGACCCACCTTACAATGTGGATTATAAAGGCAAAACAAAAAAAGCTTTGAAGATAGAAAACGACAAACAGCAAGACGAGCAGTTTGAAGAATTCTTATTCAAGGCTTTTTCGCTATGTCACGACGCAATGCTTCCCGGCGCAGCCTTCTATGTTTGGTTTGCTTCAATATCTCACATCGCTTTTGAAAGGGCGTTGATTAGAGCGAACCTTTCGGTTAGAGAAGAATTGATTTGGGTTAAGAACTCACTTGCTTTTGGAAGACAAGATTATCAATGGAAGCACGAACCTTGTCTTTATGGTTGGAAGGGTGGCGAAGCTCATAAATGGTATTCAGACCGTTCACAAACAACAACGATGGAATTCCCAAGACCGACAAGAAATGAAGAACACCCAACAATGAAACCCGTCAAGATGTTTAATTACCAGATAAAAAACAACACTAAAAAAGGGGATGTCGTTCTGGATGTTTTTGCCGGTTCTGGAACGACATTAATTGCTTGCGAACAAAACGAAAGAGTTTCTTACAATTGCGAAAAGGACCCGAGATATTGCGATGTTATCGTTAAAAGATATATTAATTTAAACGAGAATAATAAGAAGAAAGTATATGTAATTAGAGATAACAAGAAAATATCTTATAAAGAGTTATTAAATAAAAAATAGTTATAAGTGATAAATATTTATGAGTTATAACTGGAAAAGTCTAAAAAAAGAATTTATTACTAAAAGCAATGGTAATAAAAAATACACTCTTAAACAGTTCGCAGAAGAAAAAGGAATTAACTATAAGACTTTGCGAGAAAACGCAAAAGGTTGGGTAAAAGAAAGGCGGACAATTCAAGGACAAAAAACCGACAAGATTATAGAAAAAACAATAGAACGGCAAATTGAGACGGAAGTTCAAATGAATATTCGTCATTACGGCATGGCAAACAAACTACTTTCAACGATGGACAAAACGCTGGATATAGAAAATATAATTAAGAGCCCCAAGTCATTAAACACACTTGCCAAGGCTCTTAAAACCTTGCAAGAAGTTCAGCGTGTAGCAACCGACGCAGACAAACAAAGTGGTTCAAGTGCTGGTGTGATTGACGACTTTATAAAGGCGGTAATAGATACAGATGGAACAAGCAACGGCAATGAAGACCCTAATAAAAAGGTATAGAAACAACCCGATTTTGTTTGTTCGGGAAGTATGCAAGGCAGAACCGGAGATTGAGCAAATACAAATGCTTGACTCTGTTAACAAAAACAAAATGACGGCGGTTAAAAGTGGACACGGTATTGGAAAGACAACGACTTTAGCGTGGACAATTTTGTGGTTCATGTTTACAAGACCATTTCCAAAGATACCGTGCACGGCTCCTACGATGCATCAGTTGAGAGATATCTTGTGGGCCGAAATATCAAAGTGGCTTTATCAAAGCCCAATTCTTCAACAGTTCTTTGAGTGGACCGTTGAAAGACTAACCTTAAGAACCCAAGAAGAAAAGTGGTTCGCTGTTGCAAGAACGGCAACAAAACCAGACGCAATGCAAGGCTTCCATAGTGAAAGCCTTTTATTTGTTGTTGACGAAGCTTCTGGTGTTGACAATAAAATCTTTGAGCCTATTCTTGGTGCGTTAACCGGAGAAGAAACAAGGTTCATTATGGTTGGAAACCCTACCAAGACGGAAGGGTTTTTTTATGACGCTTTTACAAAGAACAGAAACATGTTTAATTGCATAACTCTAAACGCCGAAAACAGCAATAGAGTTTCAAAAGACTTTGTTTCTGCAATTATTGCTTTGTATGGCAAGGATAGTGACCCTTATCGTGTGCGTGTTGCTGGCGAGTTTCCAAAGTCGCAACCAGACACCTTTATTTCGCTTGAGCTTATAGAAAGGGCTATTAACAACTACCGCTATAAAGAACACCCAAAAGACGATAAGCTTGTCAATATTCACTTGGGCGTGGATGTCGCAAGGTTTGGCGACGACGAAAGTGTTATTTACCTAACAAAAGAATACGAAGGTGGGTTGTATCTCTCGGTTATCCAAGAAGTTGTTTATAAAAACACCACGGTAGAATTAACGGGGAGAACAAAGGCTATTGTAAGACAACTTAATGCGCAATACCCAAAATTCGTTGTTAATGTCAATGTTGACGGCGGCGGCGTAGGGGCTGGCGTTGTTGACGAACTTGAAAGCGACCATTCAGACTTAAAATACAAAGTAATAGAGCAAACCTTTGGTGGACAAGGTGGAACTCTTAATGAAGAACCTATCAAATACAGCAACAACACCGGCTTATTGTGGGGAAATGTTCGCAGATTGCTTTTGGTGGAAAAACTTTGGCTTGCCGAAGATAACACACTTATAAAACAATTGTCCACAAGAAAATATAGTGTAGACGAAGACGGGAATATCAGACTTGAAAGAAAATCGGAAATGAAGAAGCGAAACGAAGAGTCGCCGGATAGAGCAGATTCTCTTTCGTTAAGCCTTGGAACAAACATTTCTCATTTTGCTGGTATGCTCGATTATTAAAGGAGAAATTATGCTTTACAATTTAGACTGGTTAAAACCACAACAAAAGTTCCCTCCATTATCGGAGCTTTCAAGATTAAAAGGCTACAAAGACAATGCGAAACTTTTTGACGACGAACCTTCGCTTGTTCTTAAGCCATACCAAGATAGATTAACGGCAATAGTTAATGGGTTGAAAGACACGGCAAGCCTTAATCAATCTTTTTACAATATCCCAAATTATTGGCAGTTATCAACCATAAAAACTGTTGACCTTATGATAGGCGACGAACCAACCGTCGTTTGCAAAGGCGCAGATAAGTTGATAAGCGAAGCCTTGCTCAATAGCGATTTCCATAACAAACTAAACGAACTTGTTATTGACAACGACTCTTTGGGCGAAGGACTTATTAGACCATTGATTGATTCGCAAGGCAAGAGAAACTTTATCGTGCAAAACCCGGGCTTGTGGTTTCCTATATGCAACCAAGAAAACACAAAGGAAGTTAAAACAGATGTTTTGGCGTGGACCGTTTGTATTTATCACGATGCAAACAACCCAGCAAAAAACAAATACGAACTTCATTGCAAAATTCAAGACCGTGGAAGCGACAAGGTTGAGTTTAGAAGATATGCCGTTCCAAAAGTAGAAGGCTATGTTGACTATGTTGATAAGGACACAACCGAACACTACGGCCCACAAACTTTCTTTGTTTTAGGAGCGTTGCTTGAAAGCACGACAGAAGTTGCGCCTTACACTCAACTTGTTATTCAAATACCGGGCGTGACAACTTCTCGTTCTCTACATGGCATTTCAAACTATGAGAGAATAACCGCCATTGTTGCAGAACTTGCTATTCGTGAAAGTTTGGCAAGTTTTATTTTAGACCAAAATTCAGCACCAAGACTTGCTGCGCCAAATAGTGCGTTTGTGCAAAATAAGGATGGAAGATGGGTGCTAAAAACGGGTGGGCGAAATTTCGTTGTTGCGCCTAACGAACAACCGCCGATTTACATAACATGGGACGGAAGTCTTACGGCAAACCAAAGTCGTATAGACGACCTTAAAAAAGAACTTTTTGCTTTATGTGAAGTTGGAACGGTAATGAGTCAAGAGGACATGAACTCTTCCCAAGGCTACGAAGCGTTAAATGTTAAACTAACAAACGCAAGACTAAAAGTTAGAAGAATGGCAAAGGCGTTCAAAACACCACTTAAACAATTGGTTGCTTTTCTTGTAGATAATAGCAAAGTGACAAGTTATGATATAAATATTATATTTAACGACAACCTTCCGGTTAGTGAATTCCAAAATATCACAACGGCCCAAGCAAAAAAGAACTTGGGTGTTTCGCTATTAAGCATTTTAATGGAATATTTTGGCTTAACACAAGAACAAGCAGAAGAAGAAATCCAGCGTGCGAGAGAAGAAAACGCTGCGGCGTTTATAGAACAATTTGGTGCTGTTAGAAACGGTGACTTTGGCAACAATCCACCGGGCAAACCAAAGGACGATGGCGACGCTAAAAATGGGGGTAAGGAAGGCAACGGAGAAGGCGACGACAAAACCCCCGATGGAAAAGGAAAAGAGCCGACACACCCAAATTCTGGGGGCGAAAAGTAAAACAAAATGGTAAACGGCGATAGCAAAAAACTACAAGAACTAATTTCAATATTCAAAAGCGCAGAAGAGCGAGTTGAGAGCGTTTTGCTTGAAACTAATGCCGAAAGCGTGGAAGACCTAAAAATCAAGGTTGACAAGAAACTTGAAAGGGTTAATGTAGGACTTATTAAAGACTCTATTTCTTGGGCGAAAACGGACCTTCCAACAGCCTACAAAGAAGGAGAAAGAAAGATTGATGGTTCAATTAGCCGCCGCCTACACATAGACGAAACGGCCATTGAAAGTTCCTACATTTCATTAGCTCAAAATGTTCAACACGCTACGGACCACGCAAAAAATGTTGTTAATCAAGCAATAAAGGAAGCGGAGAGCTTACACGGCTATGGCGCAACCGTTGGCAATGTAAAGGATGTTATTCAAGAAACCCTTGCAAGAGAAAACGGCTCAATGATAATCACATACAACAATGGCGCAAGGATGCCTTTATCTGCCTATGCGCAAATGCTTGCGAGAACATCCAGAATTGAAACGGCAAACACCGGTTCTTTTGATAGGTGCAAAGAGTTAGGGCTTGACCTTGTTAGATGCACGAAGGTCCCGGGTTGTTGTCCTTATTGCTTTAAGTATGAAGACAAGGTTTATAGCATATCTGGGCGTGACACAAGGTTTCCTTCGTTATACGATACGGCCCTTCAAAACGGCTACAACATAATGCATCCAAATTGTAGGCACGAGTTTTTGCCTTTTGCCGTGGAACTTGAAAGACCAGAAGTTGTTGAGAGATTAATAAAAGAAAGCAACCACTTTGAAGACCACGACCCAAATAGCAAACTTTTTCAACTTTACAATAGAAACCAAGCGTTGCAAAGACAATGGATAAAGGAAAGCAGAGAGTTTCACGAAGCAAAGGCTCTTTATGGCGAAGACATGCCTTATAAAACTTTGGGTGGTTTTAGAAGAGCAAGTCGTTCTGGTTCGCCACAATATGAAATGGTTCACAAGAGAAATGTTGACAACAACCAATTCAACCGATGGAAAGGTGTGGTTGGCGAAGAGAATATGCCCAAAACACTTGCAGAATTCCAAGATTTAAAGTATAATAAAGGGGTAGAATTTGAAAAACTACACGCTTTCAAGGATTATAGGCAAGACAACCCAGAAACAAAAATCGACTTTAAGCAATATTCGGTTGTTGAAAAGATAAAAAGCACTGGGGCAAAAGGCACACCTATTCTTGACGCAAGCAAACCAGATATTCAAGATTTTTCTTTTAGCGACGAACACATAAATGTTGTAGACCACCAAAGAGGTATTAGCAAAGAAGAATCAATCGGGTTTACCAACAATATTATTTTCTCATTAAAACAACGAAAAGGACAACGAGAAATCTTTTATTCAAAAGAAGGGGCTGTTTGTGTTGACTTTAAGGGAAAAACGATTGTGACGGCGTTTAAAAGCGACGAATATGACGACACTATAAAAACTATCATTAGTGAGGTATTGAGAAATGGAAGAAAATAGAATCACTTGTCCTTTAATTGATAACAAAGAAATATCGGATGCCGATTGCTACGATGTTTGTCTTGTTGCGAACAAAATGTTAAAGGCTTCTGCAATACCGGAGATGTTTACACAAAAAGAAGATTTTAGAGAAATTTGTAAGAACTGCAAAAATCACAACATGGACTAAATAACAAAAAACATCATTAAGCACTACCCAAAAGGGCGGTGCTTTTTTGATACATTAAAACGGATAAAATGACCAACGAGTCGTTTTGCATAATAAAGGAGTCATTCCATACGACCCTTTATAAAAAACCTATGGCAGAGCCAACTGCCACAACAAGGCAAAGGATTATTTTATGAAGGCATTTGCAAAAATGTTGAGTGAAGAAACACTTAACGAACTCAAAGGAAAGCTCGGCGAAGATTTGACAAAACAAATCAATGACAAGTTAGGCGATTACGCTATTAACCCCGGCAAAGAGAAGTTAATACCCAAAGCGGTATATGACGAAGACAAGGCATCGTTAAGAGCGCAAATTGAAGACCGAGACAAACAGTTAGGCGAATTGAAGAAGACATCAAAGGACAATGCTGACTTGCAAGCGAAAATAACCGAATTGCAAGAAAGTATTAAGTCTAAAGATGCCGAACATCTAAAAGCTCTAACAAGCACCCGCCAAGCCTATGCGTATGATAGTGCTTTATCTGGCGTGAAAGCCAAGAACCCAAAAGCCCTTGCTGGACTCATTGATAAAAGTAAGATTACTTACGAAGACGACGGCAATGGTGGTTATGTGGTTAAAGGCTTAACCGAACAAATAGAAGGCTTAAAAAAGAGCGATTCATATTTGTTTGAGGGCTACGAACAAGGAAAGCCCGTTCCCCAAAATCCACCGACTCCCGCACCTAACGCCGCAGCCGATAATGATTTAAGGAAAAACTTCGGGTTAAATCCCGTTAACGGCAAATAAGCCACATTTTATAAGGAGATTAATATTTTATGAACAGTATTGCTTTGGCTACAAAATATCAGCCATTATTAGACGAAATTTTTAAACTTTCAGCACTTACCGCAGACCTTGAAGCAGACAAGGTTAAATTTGACGGCGTAAAGACCGTTAAGATTATGAAAATCAAGGTTCCAGCTCTTGGCGAATATTCAAGAAATAGCGGTTTCACTTCTGGCAATGTAGAAGTGACTTGGCAAGATTGGGAACTTTCTCAAGACCGTGGTCGTTCTTTTGATATCGACGCTGTTGATAACGAAGAAACTATGGACATGACCTTTGGTGCAGCATGCAACGAGTTTATTAGAACGAAGGTTGCTCCTCAAATTGACACCTATCGTTTCGCAGCTCTTGCTTCAACGAAAGACATCTCAAGCGCAACCGGTTCTTTAACCACTGGCGCAAATGTTATTTCTGCATTAAGAGCAGCAAATACCAAGATGGACAATGACGAAGTTCCAAAGGAAGGCAGAATTCTTTACATTACCATCACAGCAAAGGGGCTCATTGACGATTTAGATTTAACCAAGTCTAAAGCCGTTATGGAAAAATTTGCAAAAGTTGTAGAAGTTCCTTCTTCAAGATTCTTCACTAAAGCACAATACAACAGCACTTCTCAAGAAATTGAAAAGGCAGCGGGCGCAAGCGACATCAACTTCTTGATTGTTGCTCCATCGGCTGTTCAAGCAACTGCTAAACACCAAAAGTTAAGGATTTTCCTTGCTGACGGTGACGAAGGCACTGGTGCAAACAAGAACCAAAAGAAAGATGCACACGAATTCCAATATAGAATCGTTCACGACATCAATGTTTACGAAAACAAAGTTGCTGGTGTTTACTGCCACTCTGTTGGTTCTGGTTCTTAATCGCCAATAAGTAATTATTAAACAAAAAAGGGGTTTTTATAAATCCCTTTTTTTATGCTATCACGAGTTAGTCGCTTGTTGGTGCGAGTCCGACAGATAGCCACAAATTAAAGGAGGCAATAACATGCAAGTAGGAATTGACACTTATGTGACGGTTGAAGAAGCGGACCGTTTTATAGAGACATATTATCCAGAATTTGACGACTTGGCGATTGTGTGGGGAGTGCTTACAGAAAGAGAAAAAGCTTCTTATCTTTACACATCAGTTCAACAAATGGAAGCACTTGTTCTTTCGGGTGTTAGGTTAAACGCAAGTCAACCTTTACAGTTTCCAAGGAAAGAGTGTTTCATGCCGGCGACAAGGGAGAATCCAACCATTCCCGAACCGGTAAAAGAAGCACAAATTGAGAACGCTTTGGAGTTGTTAAACGCAGACCTTGGCGCAAGGTCCGACGAACAAATGATTTTTCTTTCTTCTTTGGGGGTTGTTAAAAACTCAAAATATAACAAGAGAGAAATGGGCGAAGTAGGTCTTGGCGAAACATTGACGGGAGCAGTAAGCCACTCTCCACTTGAAAGTAGCCACGCACTTAAATTATTAAAGCCTTGGTATTAAGGAGGGGAATTATGGCAACAGTTAGTTTTTTATACGAAGATATGCCCGTTAAAATAACGGACGAAGATTGCAAAAAACTTCGTGGGCTTGATTTAGACAAAGAAATAGAAGGCAACAGCAAGGAAAAGATAACACAATTCTTGGACACCGTTCATTCTCACATTTACGACTTTTTAATCTTTACAACGGGCGATAGGCGTTGGAAGACAAAGATTATAGAAAAATATAAGACAGAAGTTGAAAAGCCTTTGAAAACGGCCCTATTGGTTCAAGCATCTTACTTAATAAGCAATGGCAATATTGAAATGTGGAACGGTATTGTTAAAACGGTAAATGGCGTTGATATAAAGGAAAATATCCAGTTCAACGAAAAAATTATTGCGCCATCGGTTATCAACATCCTATCTTCTTGCAAGCCAAATCTATTATTTGCGGGGAGATAAACATGGGATACAACAACAATAGCTTTGAATTTAACTACGACATGGAAGTAGTAATTAAGAACGCAAAAACGGGCGCAGTAGTGTGCTCTTTTAAGGCAAGGGAAAACGCCCAAGTCGTAAACGACGCTGGCTTTGAAGCCGGTGGCGTGGCTTCTGGGGGGCAAAATTATTCTATCGCAACAAATGCAGACATCCACCAATTAATCACGCCATACGCACAACAAGCAGTTGTTGATGGCGTTGAGTATAAAGTGTTAAGTAAGGGATTTGCAAGAGCGAAAATCTCAACAAGTTTTTTGACTCGCAAAAAGGTAGAAACCATCATTTATTTGGGGTAAATTAAAATGACATTAACCATTGAATTGGCAATGACAAAGTTGCTATGGACATTAAAAGAAAATGCACCGGTTCGTTTAACTCCGGGACCAAAGGGGAAGCAAGGAACAAACATGTATTC